TGTAGGGCACATAGACGACCGTGGCTTCCCATGAGTCAGCGTTACCGGCTAGCATGGTTCGCTCAATCACATCGGCGTAAAATACCAAGCTGCTGCCTGGGTATCCATCGCCGTAGACTGGTAGCTTTTGTACTAGCGTAGTGCCGCCAGGAGCCAGCCCGCTTGTACTATACCTTCCCTCAAATGTGCGAGAGCGCATCCCGCCGTTGGAGTCGTCGCGCTCCTTGACTCCGCACTTCTCTGCCCAGTACGTTCCGCTTGATGCTCTGCTCGCGTATCCTGCCATGATTACACTCCTACGACTGCGGGCGTGTCCCGCGTGTTCAGTTCTTTTATGCCAAGGTCAATGTTGCCAAGGATGGCGGTTTGCTTCTTCTGCTCGTTGTCTTTGCCTACCGCTGCCTGAATGGCCTTGATTGCGGACTCGGGAGAGGTGAAGTTAAAGCCCGACCCTGCGCCCTTTGTTTTCTTCGCGCCGCCGCCCTTCAGTCCTATATCGTCAACGAGGTCGCCCGTGATCTTGTCTATCTCTAGCTTGCGCCGCGCCGCCCTGTCTGCGTTGTCAATCTCAAGCTGTGCGTTTGCGGTGTTGATGGCGTCGTCAAAGCTCTCGCCCGCTACCACTGCGCCCCAGAATCCAGCCGCTCGCCTAAGCGTGTTCGATGCCTTCTCCGCACCCTCGCTCAACCCGCCGAGTGATCCGGTTTCATCCAGATCCTTTAGCGCCTTGTCCAAATCCTCAACAAGCAGCTTCAGGTCTATCAGCGCCCCGCCTAAGCCGTCGCCGCTTATCATGTCGCCAAAGGTTTCGCCCAAGTCCCCAAAGGCGTTAGATAGCTGGGTAATGGCCCCGCTGGTGGTGGTGGCGTTGCGTTGCGCCTGCTCCCATCCTCGGTTCATTAAGTCAGTTACAATGGTTTGCTTCTCTGCCTCGGTGGTTGCCGCCCTAAGTGCGGGGACATATCGTTGCAGGATTGTGAACTCGCCTTGGCGGGCCAACGCGGTATAGCGCGCGGCGCTCGATGCGTCCAACTTCAGCGCCTCGGATAGCCCAATGGCCTGCTTGGTTGCTGTGCCCAATGCGTCAGCCTGCACCCCTAGATTACGGAGCGTCACCATCGTTTGTAGGTTCTGCTCGTCGCCAAACTTGGAGAGCTTTTGAATAGCCGCCGCTTGCTTCTTGAGCTTTGGCAGTAGGTCGTCGTATGCGTCGCCATTGGCAATTAGCGCGGATTCAAGATTCTTCTCTGCGTCTTCCTGCCCAAAGGTCAGCTTGAGGAGTTTCCGCACACCAGCGGTCAACGCAATGACAGAGCCTAGCGCAACAATGCTGCCAGCCGAGAAGCCGCCAACCTTAGACTTTGCGCGGTTCAGCCCCTTCGTCAGGCCCTTATCGCGTGTGCCGATCTCAACATATGCGTCGCCTACTTTTTCGGCCATGTCAAATTACTCCAAGCACTTCGTTTAGTGATACGGACTTTCGGCCCGTCTTGCTCATGATGGCCCCTGCCGCCTTCGCCATTGCGTCACCGGCTGCGGCGCTGCCAGCATTGCCGCCGCCCTCATCGCCGCCGCCCCTAAGCATGGTAACGCGCGACTTGAGTATTGGCATGGTCATGTCGCCAACCGACTCCCCGAAGTAGAAACGCATTTTTGCATCCAGTGCCAACCAGTCCACCGAGCCACTTTTTTTTTATGCGTCTTGGGCTTGTCTTCTTCGGGTGGGTCTTCTTCGTTGAGTCCGAGTATGAACCGGCATAGCTTGCGCGTCTTGTCGTAGTCCACCGTGGATAGTGCCTCGGCGTCCTCGGCGTCAAGGTCATCCGATGCCATAACAATTAGCTGTTCAATGCCAGCCTTCGGAAAGGATACATCCTCGCCGCATATGAGCGACTCGGCCAGCTCAAGGGCTTCCTCGTCGGAAGTCTCCTTGGTGGCCTTGACGCCTTCCACGGCACAGCGCAGAATCTCAGACAGGGACAGACGCCGCGCCGTGAACGTAATACCGCACACAGTAAAGGAGCGTTCAAAGTTAAGGGCATCTGCCAGTGTCCCCATGGCTGCGGTCTCCTTAGCTTGAAGCTACGATTGTGAATATGCCGGTGGATTTGAACGCGTGCGTGAATGTGACCTTCTCCTGTGGATTGTCTACGCCCATGGTATGGCGCATCTTTCCGCGAATGGAGTACAGTCCGCTACCGCCGCTTCCAAGCTGGAGCTTAACCCAACGATGGGAGGTGTTCGGCAGGATTGCTTCGTGCGCCTCAAACGTGCCGGTGATCTGGCGCGTCAACCACTTCTCCTCAACGAAGCCACTGCTCCCGAGGTGGGTTGCGTTGTAGTCCTGATAGTCTAGTTCCGCCGTCCACGACGCAACCTCGACCGATGTCGAGGCGTCAACGATAACCGAACCGCCGAACCCGCTGATTGATTTTGTGCCGTCTGCCATTTTCTCTGCTCCTTTTCTGTGTGCTTTACTCGGATATATTATACCCGTAAGTGGCTACTGTGTGCCAACCTTTTTGGTCTGGTTCTTCGATGGGGATTGCATCCGATACCTTGTGGCCTATCACCATGCGATACGGGGAGGCCAGCGTCAGGCCCGCAAAGTTGAATGCGACGTGCCACGCGCCGAGGATTGTCATTCCGCGATTAGGGCTGCGGTTGTCATCGAACACACCCACATCAATATCAATGTCATTGTAGATTGCGCCGCCGTTTGTGCCCTGCCCTATGGTCGGCTCAGACAGGGAGGCGGGTATGGTCATCACTACAAATGGGTACACCGCAGACTGTGGAGCGCGACCAAAGTATAGGCCCGTGCTGCCTGCCGTGCGGATGGCGTCACCCGCCGTGGCTGCGTATGCCGTTGTGATGGCGCTGAGTATGGCTTGTGTTGATGTGCTCATATGGCGCGCCTTCCGATTGCCTTCTGTATTCTGCGGCGGTTACGCTTTAGGGCTGGGCGAAGGAACGGGCGCGGGGCCATGTCCCTTGTGCCCTTTTCCAGCCACAACGCATAGCCCACGCTCTCGCGGTTGCCTATGCCGGTGCCTACCCTTGCCGAAGATATGCCCTTCATGGCTACGCCTATATTGCGCTTGAGGTGTGCGGTCTGCACGTGTGGGATTCCTCCTGGCTGGCTTCCGTTCTTGGTATCGCCGCCACCGCTCAACGTGTCAGCCTGACCGGACGCGGGAAAGTTGCCGCGAATGTCGCTTGCTACCATCTCTGCGGCAATGCGTACATTCTTGGCGACGTTGCGCTTGATCTTGCGCTTAACCCTTGGCCCATACCATTTCACATTCTTAGCCATTCTTGCGCTCCTTGCAGTCAATCTGTAGGAGGTCTTCCTGCTCGTCAACGTCATTCGGAAACACCACATCAAACACACGCCCGCCCGCTGTGGTGATACGGTCCTTGTCGGTGATCGTGTTTGTATCTGCGCTGGGCTGCATGTAGACTCGGTGGGTGCTGTTGCTTCGGTCGGTGCCTAGCGCGGGTATCTCGTTGCCTTTGAGTAGGCGCGTGCGACACGGCACACCAGACAGGCGCACGGCGTATGTCTCAGTAACCCCGCTCATTGCGTCCTGTGTGACCGTCAATGTGCTGACTGTGCAAGTTGTGTTGAGCATCCCGCTAATATCCATTAGGCCCACTCAATCCGCATATAGGGCGAAAGCTGCTTTGCATAGCTGCCCACGATGTCCGTCATGCTCACAGCGCCGCTACCGCCCGCAGCATTTTTGTATGAATAGTCACCCAACTTTTCGCTATCCTTGGTGATATCGCGTTTGGGTTTGCTAGTGTAGTAGGCGTCTCGCACGATCTGCAGCACGGCCCATACCAACCCGTCAGGCGTTGCCGAATAGCCAGCCTTGTACCAGATAAATATATTAGAGTGCCCGCCGCTGAACCCGCCCTCAATCTGCCAATCGCTGTTCTGCGATACGCGCGCGCCCTGTATACTATCCTCTGGGATTTCAATGTCCACGCTGTTGCCGTCGTTCGCTGCCGCCGCAAAGGGTCGCATCTTGCGCGTGTCTGCCGTTGCAAGGTCGGCGGTATATAGGGTCAGGGTCCAGCCCGTAAGCAACGCCACTGCCGCCGCGAGGGTTGTGCCGGTTGGGTACGTTGCTAGCGTCAAGTCGTTGGCGCTCGTGTCTACAAGTGTAAGCACCTTACCATCACAGGATGCAAACGACTCTATGGCAGTACCCGTATAGGTCAGCCGCCCGAGGTTCTGTGTCCCGTCCGTGACCTGATACAGCCGCGTGATAGGCCACTGATCGAGACGCTGATACGCAGAGTTGCTACCATCTACCCACTCGCGGTACTCAGTCAAGGCAATGGTGCGGCCCAGGTATGTCTCTACCGCCGTCGATGCGTATCCTATTAGGCGCTTGAGTTGCGTGTCGTCGCAATTTTCATCCATGCCGATAAATGTTTTTGCGGCTCCAAGTGTGACAAGATCGGCCATTGGTTACTCCTCTATCCGGATTGATACCTTGTTGGCCGGTACGGTCTGCGTGTCGCCGTCCACCGATATGATAGCGCGGCCATCGTGTAGCTTGCGTATACCCGCCACCGCCTGCACGTTTAGTACGGTGCCCTTTGGCTCTGGCAGTACCTTCGCCGCCGCCGGTGCCGGTATTACTTTCTTGCGGGGTGCTGTCTTGATTTGTTTGCGTGCTGCCATGTTGTCCTCCTTAGTCTGTCTTGGCTGTATGCTACTCGTAAACCACTAAAACGTCGGCGTCTTGGTCCACTATGTCGATGTATAGTCCGTCGCTAAAGGGCAGGTTCCAAAAATCAACCGAAGCTGAGGTACCGTCTGTCTTGGCTTTTAAATTTCCGCTTGCCCATATAAGCGCCCCTGCTGCCGATAGTCCGTCATACACATTCACGTCGGCGTTGTCGGTGACCGCAGAAGGCGTACCAGATGCAAAGCCGCTAGCCATTGCGCTTTGCGTGGCTAACAGTAAGGCTATGACAAGCGCTAGGCTTTTCATTTCTGCACCCCGATTGTAACCGAGTTTGTTGCAGCAGTTGCAGACTGGATTGTTACCGAGTCAATGGGTGCGCCGCCTACCAGCTCATAGATGGTCGATGCGTTTACTGGCGTAGCGTTGGTGCTCGCAACCATGGCTGCGTGCTCTGCCGAGGTGGTGCGTATGCTGAGATACACAACGGCGCTTCCAGCATTGCTAACAGATACCAGGCGAGCGGCGGGGGAGATAGTTACGCGCACGGCGTTAGTCGTGACGGCGATGGTGCGGCCAGCGGTGCCGCCGGTCATGGTCAACGCTTCATCGGCAATGAGTACCGATGCGGCTGCGAGTGTGGCAATAAACATGGCTGCAAAAGTCTTCATACTGTGGCGTCCTTTCCTCTCAGAAAAAAGGGGCGTGCTGGCCGAGGAGGAACCAGCACGCCCCAAGCCCCGTTGGGTAGGGCGATGCGTGGTGTGTGCTATGGTGCTACTTGCACCCAATCATTTGTGGTCGTGCCCTTGGCAATCCATACGCCGTTGGTGCCTGTACCAGCGCCCCCCATAAGAGGCTGCCCGATATACGCGGGGGTATAAAGAGTTGCCGTGGTGGTGACATTGGTATCAGACTGCGCGATGGTGCCAGTGATGGCTGGGCTACTCATGGTTGGCGTGACAAGCGTCACACCCGTATAGGTCAGGGTGCCGGTCTGGTTGGCGTTCGACCATGCGAAGGTGGTGTCACAGATAGCCTGCAACATGCCGTAACTTACAAGCACAATGGCTGCCAGAAGTGCGATACGTTTCATAGTCAATCCTTTCGTCGGGCGGCTAGGTATAAAGCCTAGCCGCCGTCTGTTGTTATCGGTTACGCAATGGCTGCGGGCATGTCGGTCGCGCCGCAAGTGTAGCGTGGCTCGTACATGACATACAGGATGCCTGCAGTGGTGTTCGCGCTGAGTCCGGTCACATCCATCCGCAAATACCGGAAGGAATTGTCTGCGTCCATATCGTCTGCCTTGACCTCAAACACATAGGTGTTCTGTCCGGTGGTCGGGCCAGCGGTTGTGAGCGTCGCGGCTGTAACTGCCGTGAGCGTGTCAACCGTTACGCCGGTCTCATTCTTGAGGTAGCCAGCGAATGCCAGAGCCTTCTCGGTGGCTCCTGCTACATCACTGGACTGTTTGAGCGTCACCGTGCCTGTGGCCGCGCTCGGCTGGTTCAACGACAGTATGATCATGCAGCGGCGATAGTTGCCCATGTCTACTACGTTGGTGTCGGTCGTGAATGTGGTTGCGGTTGCCAGAACTAGGTCAGGCTGTGCAATCTTGATGTTGTCAATGAGTCTCATATCTATTCCCTTTCAAGGTGCGCGGGGCTGGTTATCAGCCCCGCGCCATTCGGTTTGTTCGGTTAGCTAGTCTTAGTGGTGAGATGCACAAACGGTGCGCGGGTCGCGCCATTCTTGGGCGTGAACACCTTCTTGGGGCTGACCTGACCGTCAAGATACTTGATGACGCGGTATGCGGTCTGTGCCTCAAGGAATTTGATGTGCATAGACTCAGCAGCCTCGGGACCGGAAACGTAATCTCCAATCTCGTACTGGCTGAAATCGCCAAGGATCAAGTCGCCAGCCGTGCCTGCGCTCTTGGCATACTCGGACCACTGCACGGGATAACCGTAGAGGGTGCCAGGGAAGCCCTTGCTTGCGTCATTGCTGGGAATCCAGATGGGAGCGCCAGCGGTTCCGACAGCAATGTTGAGCTGCGAGAACGCGGGGAGTAGTTCCTGATTGGCAACCCACTTGACCGATCCAGCCTGCTTGATGCGAAGGCGGGCGATCATGTTGACGATCTCATTCTGGATGACCGACTTTTTAACCGTGCGAGTAATCGCAAGCTTGGCGGCTGCGTTCATGATGGCCTGTGGCATACCGGCACCAGTGCCGTCCGTAAGGAAGGCGCACTCTTCTGCGAGCGCCATAGCTTTGCCAAGCTCCTGCACCAGCAACCCGCCCGACACTGCCGAGAAGGTCATAGCCTCGTGGGACATGAATCCCAGCGCGGTCAGCTTTTGCAAGTTGTGCTCTACGCTCTCGGTCTGGATCTTCGAGCTTGTCAGCGTTGCATTCTCAGGTTCCCAGTAGGCAATAGCGCCACCGGAAACAGCACCGCCGGAGCGGTCGTAGTCCTGAACGCGGGTGCGCTTGAGGCTCTTGGTGCTCATAGGCAGGATGGTTGCCGACTGACGAACTACGGAAGCCTCAAGGGTTGCGCCCTCAAGTTCCATGCGGGTCTCGGTCGGGACCGCAAAGCCGCCGTCTGGATCGTTGGAGATAACCTGACCAGGAGTGCCAGCGGCCTTGGCAATAAGCACCATGGCTTTTTCAAGGCGCTCGGGTGCGCGTCCGCTGCAACCGGCTTCCTTCACGTCTGCGAGGTACTGACCAGCGGCATGGAGCTTTGCGCCCTTGCTGCGAGTCTGACCTGCTACCAACTGTGCGCCATATCCTGCGGATGGGTCGGACTCTTCGGCCTTGACCGTGATGGACTTAAAGCCCGCCTTGATCTTGTCTTCAATCTTCTCGCCTGCGAGTGCTTCCTGTACTGCCTTCGCCATATCTTCGGGCGTGAGCACTGGAGCCTCGTCGCAGAGTTCCGCGCTGCCATCCACAAGCAGCTCTGCCGCGTGTGCCTTCTCGACCTTGAGAACCAGACCAGCCTTGTATGCTGTGCCGTCGATCTCAATGTCCTTCAAAAGTTTGATTTGCTTCTTCATTGTGTTCCCTTTGTGTGAGTGTTCCTTGTCGGTTTGGTTTCTGTTTTCTGTGCCCGTGTCGGTCGGCTATGGATGGCCCCGACTTGCGTGCCTCAATTCGTATGCTACTATTATCCTATCAATCCACGGCAAATGTCAACAGCATGTTTTGCCGCTGCTTTGATGTCAACCGGTTCAGCTACAACCTCGACCTCGCGGGATGCAACTACCTCAACGCTACGCACGGTCTTGAGTGTGGCCTTGGCTAGCTGCTCAAGCGTCGCCCGCGTGGCCTCGTCTGCCGTAGCCTTCTCTGTGATGAGCTGCTCGGTCTTGGCCTTCAGGTCGCGCACCTCAGACTCCAGCGACTTGATACGATCGTCACGTGCGTCCGGTTCTGGTGCGGCCTCCTTGATGTCAAACGCCTTGCGCACAAGCTTCTTCTCGTCGTCGGTCAGGCTGTCACCGTCAACCGCGCTCTTGGCTAGGGCTGTCTGCGTGGCGTTAGGGTTGGCGGGTACGGGGACGATTGAAGTCTCAAGAAGCGTACACTTGGCGATGATACCGCAGAGCTGGGCCAGTTGCTTCTCCTTGAACTCGGGCCACTCCTTTAGCATCTTGGCCGTCATCTTGTCGAACTCTGGTATCCCGCACCGTGCATACTTCACGCGCCCCATGCCGATGGATGCGGTCAACGTCATAAACTTAGACAAGGCCAGCAACTCAAGCCCGCGCTCGGTAGGGGCTGCGGCAATGTGCATCTTGATTCCAAAGTCATTGGCCCCAACCCATACAGCCTTACCAAGTGGTAGCTTGCTGTAGTCGTGGCAGTCGATGATAACGCCGGTTTTCTTCCACTCCGACAGGTCAACGCCCATCGGCATAACTATCTCGTCGTCTCTGTCGATCTGCCGCGTGGAGACTATGATTGGGAATGTGCCCTCGGCCAGCTTCGGCTCACCCTCAAACTTAGCGGCGGCTTTGGCTGTGTCGGCATCGGCTGACATGTCGCGGCGCACTACCTCGATAGCCCCCACATCCACGCCTAAGCCCTTAGCCGTTGGCGTGACGATCTCAACGATGCCAGCTGCCTTGTCGTCTGAGATTCCCTCAAGCAGTTTCTTTAGTTTGAACTTGCGCATGGACATGATATGCCCCTTCCTTTACAGCTCGGATAGAGCGTTGATTTCGTTGGTGGCTAGTTCGGGGTTATACTCCAGCCCGTATACCTGCCGGTGGTTGTCGCTTGTGGTGAGTAGTCGGCTATTCTCAGGGATGTCAAGGGTGATGCCTCGCCCTATCGCCATGCCCATGTAAAATTCAACGCTTGGCCGCTCATAGGTGGACTCGTGCCGCAGCTCGGCGTAGAAGTCTACCCCGTAAATGTGGATGATATCATACTCCCCAGACATCATAGCCAGCGCAATCATGTAGCCCATCGTGCAGGAGTGGTAGGGCTTGGCCTTAGCTGTGCCCTCGCGTCCAGTGATGAGCATACGGGCAAAGCCTGCGTCCTTCTCGTGTAGCCCCATGGGAAAGGGTGTGCTTGTGGGTATCTCCTCCCATCGGTGGTGCATCATTATCGGCACCTTGGGTGGGTGCTCCAAATAGTGAGCGAGGAACCGCGCCTTGATGAAGGTGTCACCGTGCATCTGCCATAGCATTGTAATTTCAGGGTCGGTCATGTAGTTACAACCCCAGCATTCACACCCCTTATCGCGGGCTATCTCAAGCCCCTCCTTCATGGTCGGGCCTGCCCCTAGAATTACCAGCGGGCGTTTGTTGTTCTGCATATTTTCCTCCTCGGTTTATGCGTCTATAAAGATAGGCTCTAAAATGCACCGGCAGTTAGGGTGCAGCGGCGGGGCTGGCGTCGCGCCGTATTGCAGTGGCATGTTGCGCTCCAGGCCCTCGAACTCAACCGTTACGCTGTCTCCCTGCTCAAAGTAGTTTCCGCCTAGTGTCACCTCTCGCCCGTGCATGGATTGGCAGAACGGACAGGAGTCGCCGTTGGCGTCCCACCGCTTGCCAGACACAACGCCAGACTCGGCCCATGATGCCTCACGCCCCAACTCGATAGCCCGTGCTGACTCTGTGCGGGCGATCATTAGCGAGCGGGCGTTGCGCGCCTCATCGGTAAACATGCCATCGATACGCTTGCGAAGTTGCGGCACGCTCTCGCCATCCTTGATACCAGCGGATAAGCGGCGGCGGAACTCAGCTCCTACGCTGTTGCCTTCGCTGTCAAGAAACTTGAGGGTGTTGGTCTTGATGATCTCTTGCGCCTGTGGCTGATCGATGAACGCACCCACCTCTATGCGTGCGCCCTCTGGTAGTGCGATGTTGCCAACCACAAGCCCGCGCTCCCACGCTGGCCGCATGGCTATCATGGCGTCGTCTAGGAAGGTCTGCGTGTATTTGGCGGGGTCGTACTTGATTGCATCCCACGACTCGCTAGGTGCGACGCGGTTGAACTCCCCCACTAGGTCTCTCTGCTGTGCCCGTTGCACGTCATTCATCACTGCGACGGTCTTGACCTCTTGCGCGTTGGCTGCAGGATTAGCCCCACCCGCGATGCTAGGCGCTTGGTCTGGATCTCGCGTGGGCACCTTGACGGCTACGGCTTTAGCGGCGCTCTTGGGCGGCACCTGTACGGCTACGGCTTGCGACCCTACCGGCATACCCGTGGCTGGCACTATCGGCACATCGCCCCATGGCACCTCTTCAAAGCCCGTCTCATTGCGCACCTCGTTAATGGTAACGGCGTAGTTTTTCAGCATAGCCTCTGTCTTCTTCAACTCGAACTCACGGTCGCTCTCGACGGGGTTATCGTACGCAACGAATAGGCGCGGCTCATTGTACCGGCTGATTAGCTGCTGATTCAGTACAGCCTCGGACCGGCGCAAACGCGGCAGGATACCGAAGCGGTGCCACATGAATATGCTTGCCTCGGCGTTAGCCCTGACGCTGCCCTCGCCCCGGGATAGGGTGGAGGGGATGCTGAATGCGCGGCTGATCTTGTCGCCCGTCACCTTGCGCCCCTGCAAAAACGCCATCTCGCGGGGACTGAACCCGAGATCCTTTATATCGACATCACCGCCCGTGAACATTGGTCGCCCGCTATTGGCTACCCCGCCCCATTTGGCGTTCCAGTCCTTTGAGTATGCGTCAACGTCCCGCTTGGTCACGCCGTCTTGCTTGAGTATAACCGCGAAGTCTGGCCTGCCGTGGTTGGCATTCAGCGCGCCCTCGTATATGTCCATATCAACGTCTCTGTCTGCAGCCATGGCTACGGCGGTAAGCGGGGCCATGCCGACGTACCGGTTACATGGATTGGGGAACATGGTATGCGCTACGTTCTCGGCTGGGATGCGTACCTTAGTTACGCCACGCCCGAACTCATACGCCACGATCTCGCCACCGCTGACGATGGGGCAGACGTACTGGCTGGGTAGTACGGTGAGATTCTCAGGGGTGCCTAGCGGTCCGTCTGTCCATGCAAGATAGCTGTTGCCGGTAAGCTCACCGAATAGGGCAAGGTCTTCGCGCTCGGGGAATACGTTGCCCCATATGTCTAGGAATGGGTGTACGTCAATCTCTTCAATGTCCTCGGCTGCTCGGAACCTGGCCGACTGACCGGCGCTACCCTTGGCGAGATTGGCGCGCTCGGATTTGGTGAGCGTCTTGCCTAGTCGCTTGCCCATACCGTTACGTATGCCAGCCTTACTTTGCCCCGTGCCCCGTGTCGCATACAGCCTCAGCGGGACCGTTGCCATCTCTGCGGCGTTCATGCTTGCGCAGGCGTGTACGTCCCCCTTGTATCTCTCTACATTGCTCTTGGCGTCCGTCTTTGGCTCGCCCTTCTTCTTGCCGCATTGGATCTGAAAGCCAGCAAAAGAACCTGCTGAGGCGTTAAGCACCCCCAGCAGGTTCGATGTAGCCTGTTTGATTTTAGTAAAAGGCCGTGTAATATCCATGGAATAAGTGTACTACCGTGGGCGAGTGCGGCGCAAGTGTGTTTTTACGCCACCCCCAGCCCAACGAATAGCTTGCGGTGCGCTTCGATGTAGTCGGCTTCTTCCCAGCACGAGCAGATGCGCGCATCTGGCAGCGCAAACCTAATGCGCTTTGTCATGTCGTCATAGTCGCCAGCGTCAAAGCGGCTTGTCCTCTGTAGCAAATCATCACACCAACCCACACCGCGCGGCGCAACAATAGGCACGCCACATGCCTCTGCCTCTACCACCCCCATAGGCCCGCCCTCGTACCGGCTTGCACATAGGTACAAGTCAAGCGAGCGATACCACCCCACCAGCTCGGACTCTGGCATGTCGCCGCCAGTGGTCACAATGTCCCACTCGGGATGCTCCACCCGCAGACGATCAACCAAGTCCCAGCCCTTGCGGTACTCGTTGCCAGCGTTACGGCAGGCGGCAATGCCTATGCGTGGGCGTCGCTGTGTGAATGCGTTGCGCACGGGTAGGGGTATGGTTGTGGCTTTGTGGCGGTCTAGCTCTGGGATGTCGCTCGCGGTCGTGCCGCTCATTGGGACCAGCGCGTCAGAATCAGCGCACGCCACACCCCATGCAAGCAGCAGGTGCGGGTTGTCTGCGTCCATGTGTGTTAGCATAGATACAACGCGCCCATACACGCGCCGCGTACCTAGTTTTCTAATCTGGTTGTAATTCATGAGGTAGGTTATGCCGCCCTCGCCTATCTGCTCTGGCCGCGTCCGCACCACCCCGCCCAGCCCCTCGGCTAGGATGTGGGCATACTTGTCTAGCACCCAGCCATCACCGCTTACGATTACTTGCAGGTTCATTCTCCATCCTCCTCTTTATGGCACACCCAGTCTGGCACCTCACCGCGATCCTCTACGCTGTGACCATCGGCGCATATAATGCTTGTGCTGTCCATGCCGTCCATTGTGGGGATCTCGTTTAGTATCTGGCTTGGCGTCTTTCCTCGGAAGTGTTCTGCCAAGGAGACTTGTAGGTCGTTCATTCTGTGGCCTCTTGTTGTGCCGCCATTGACGCGGAAAGCGCCGCCGTGACTGGATCTACGTTATGTTTGACCCCGTATTCAATCCACCATATTGCACTGTCTATGCTGCCAAGCCTCTGGATTACATGCAGCACCCGCCCAGATGAAAAGGGAGTCACATTGGCAATCTCCCTTGCGATGTCACCCTTGGTGGCATCGAATAGCGATTTGTGTTTCTGGTCCGTCATGTCATCGCCTCCTCGTTACGGCCAGCACATTACCGGCCACATCCCAAACGCTACGCCCCGCCCTGTGGCATTGCAAGCGTAATGTTAAACAAATCTCAATCCACCCACACAGAATCAAGAGCCATGCGGCGGGCCTTGCCGTGATCGTTGCAGTAGTGCAGGCAGAGCGCGCGGCTACGGTTTGGCAGGTCGTGCCATATGCTCCCATACTTATAGGGGATCTCCGCGTGCTTGATACCATTGCCGCCCCTCAACATCACCGAGAAGGCGGCATTGCCAACCATACGCGGCACGATGCCAGACTTGATAGCTAACTTTGAGGCCGCGCTGTACTGCTCCGTATAGTCATCCCGCAGGAGTAGCGTCCCGCTGTTAGCCCATACCCCGCTATCTGGTACGCCACACGCTCGCATAGCCTCGGCAAACCCTTGCGGCTCAAACGGTGAGCGGCACCAGCCCAGCGCCGTGTCGTGCTCATCCGGTAGCCCGCTGATGTCGCTGAGTATGTCAACGTCTGGATCTATGTAGACAACCGTGTCGCAGTCCATGAGGCTACACAGACCATAGCGCGGGGCGTTGTAGGCTAGGTAGCCCGGAGCGTCCTTGTCGGCAATGGTGGCTGTATGCACCTTGTCAAATAGGTCGGGCGTCTTGCTGTCCATTAGCGCCGCATCCTCTCCGATGTATAGTAGCGTGTACTTGGCGTCTGGCATTGCGCGCCGTGCCAGCCTGATAAACCGCTCGGTGTGTGTGTCCAACCATTCGGCGTTGCATATGGTCGCCACGTTGACGCCCATCTGCCGCCGTGCCGCTTTGGCTGGTGCCGCTTCCCGCACCCGCTCGCGCGCCAGGTCGCCGCCTGCTCGGTGCGTCTCTTGTGCCAGCCTTGCTAGGTGTTGCTCTTGCTTTGCTATGTTCATAACCACGCCTCCTCGTTATCTACTGCCGCGTTTTGCGGTGCCTCTGGTTGTTCCTCTGGTTCCTCGGCCTCGCCACCGACGAACGCACGCGCGCCGCCGTTGCTCAACTCTGACAGGCCCCACACTACAGCGTCAAGCCTGTTTGGGCTAGCATCGTTTGACGCACCCGTAAACGTCATCATCTCGGTTTCCATGTCGGTATAGGTTCCGACGTGGTGGACAAGCCCCTGCTCATACAGCGCGGCGATAGGCTCGGCTCTGACTATCTTGCCACGGGAGGCGCGCACCGCTCGGTATGGTATCTCCCTGTTGACTTGCCGCAGCGTTGTCTCGATCATGTCCCCGCCGTTATTCACCTCGCCTATGATCCGGTCTGCGTCATGCTTGGCGAACTGAGCGCATGCCGCCTGTGCCCATCCCAGCGGGGATGCCTTGAGCGTGGCATCCTCTATCACGTAGTAGTGACCGTCAACGCCCACACCCACCACCACTATGCCCGTCTCGTCGCTGTTCTTTCCGCTGGTCACAGCAGGGTCAACGGCTACCACGATCCGGTCAAGCGCGGGCACGTCACCGGCAGACACGCGCGAATCCTCTATCATGTTCCACGTCCACAACGCACCCGCCATCTCGTCAAGCCAGCCTCCCGCCCAAATATGGTCCCACTTGGGGCGGTTGCGGTCCTTCATTCGGTCAGCGATTGCGCAGTAATCGGCTGGTAGGTTGGCGCGGTTATCCTCATATGTCGTGTGGATGTAGAGCACATCACCAGAGACTCCGTTGAATCCAGGTTCTACCCCTGCGTCCTTGAAGAAGCGTCGGAACATCCAGTGTTTTTTGTGGCTAGGATTGAGGCACAACACAACAAGGTTGTCCTGCCGACTGTCCCGCACGCTAAGATCGATTGTGTCAAATGTATCCTCGTCGTCAAGTTCCTCAGCCTCATCCAACACCCACACATTCACGCCTTGCAATGATTTTAGCTTGGCCGTTTGGTTGCCGCTGCTGGTCTTGATGCCACGGAATAGAAGCTCTGAGCCGGTGGCGTTGTTGGTGATGTCCTTGTTCGTCTGCCCAAAGCGAGACTCAAGGCCGAGGAGCTCAACCTTTTCCATGAACTCGGGGATGATTGAGTCTGCGGCGCTGGTGATGGTGTAGCGCGTGTAAAGGATCTTCCACCCTGCCGACTCGTCGGCCCTCGTTGCCATGGCGGCGGATAGCGCGAAGCTCTTACCGCTCCCGCGCCCGCCGGTACAGATCATATAGCGCACGGGCACGGGTTGGAATATGGGCTTGTAGTGTGGCGAGAATGTTACATCTGGCATTGGCTACCTCTTGCCGCTGCGGTCCTCAAATATGATGCGGGTGGGTTCCATCTTATCCCCGCCGCTGGTGTGGTCAACTTCGTGCTTGTCGCGCCATTTGGCTGGCTGTCTGTTTCTCAAAAACAGCGATGCCGCCTGCGTATCTGGCGGGTAATGCTTGATGACATCATGCGTAATGACCTGCCCCATATTGCAGAACACCTTTTGCTCGTCGTGCTCGTACCCAATGGCCCTGCGGTACAGGGATTCGGCCACATTTGCGTCGGCTAACTCCTTGCCTCGCTTGGTGGACCCCAAAAACTCGGGGTGCCTACTCTTCCAATTGGTGATTGTTTGATCCGCGACGCCAAAGAATGTGGCCAGCTCCGAGTCTACGAATCCGAGCAAGCATAGCTTGTATGCCTGCTCCGCAAACTCTGCCTTGTACTTGGTTGGTCGTCCTGCATCCATGTCAAAACCCTACCACAAATATGGCTCGGCGGTCAAGCAATCCCACGCAACCCAAGCCGTATAGACCTGTGATCGCCTCCGCTACACATAGAACGCGATAAACTTGGTAGTGATGGACTTCCACCCGTCTCCGACCTCGACCTCTACAATCCACCCGCCTACGTGAGCGGCTAGCCCTTTGCGCGCCATGAAGTCGGTCTGCCGCTCAAATGTGCCTGTCTGGATTGCCGCCACGTTGCGGTATGTTGGCAGAAAGTCCGCCTTGTGGTAGTGGCCGATGGCGAGCATGTCGGGCTTGCTGCCTCCCTCTAGGCTCTCGATGATCTTCTGCGGTCGGTAGCTGAGGGCATAACTGCTGCCGCCGTCTGGGTGTAGCAGCATAAGCTCAAATGGCCCATTGGGCGTTTCCCACCTATACCGCGCCTGATCTTCACCGAGGAAGTCCCAACGCGGCATAGCGTCCGATATGGCCTTGCCGACCGATACGCCTGCCGCGTGCTTAAAGCTGGCATCATGGTTCCCCGTGATGAAATGCACGTCAAGGTCAAGCTCTGGCACAGACGACACCAGCCGCCCAACCTGCTTATCAAGCCCAACGTCTCGCAGGTCAAACTCCTGCCCGCGATAGACCTTGTGTCCGTCAAGCACGTCACCGGCGTGAAACACGTCCATTATGCCTTCCGCCTCACATATCCGCAGAAACGCCGTAAACGCGGCCTCGTGGTAATGGAGATTGCCGAGGTGGGTATCACCAATAACGGCAAAGCGTAACGTGCAATCGTCGCTATGCTCAACATGTATCACGTTCTGCACACCCGCAAGCTTGTCCACCTTGGCCTGCTCAATCGCAACCTGCTGCTTTAGCTCGGCAATCTTAGCCCCGCCGTGCAGTGTCTCAAACGCTTCCATTGATCGTGCTGTATCGGTTTTCATACCAGTTCCCTCAGTTGTGACGCAAACTCTTCCGTACCTGCCCATACGCGCTTGCCCTCGCGCTTGATCTGTACCCAGTAGCCCTCATACTCTGCTCGGTAGTTTCCTAGGTCGTTATAACTGACACCAGCCCGCCGCACAAAGTCGCCCTCATATTCCCACGCGCTCCCGAGTGCCGTGAGTGCTGCCAGGATCTTACGGCGCACGATGGTGTCCTTGTCGTGTGCCTGTTTAAATGCGTCCAACGAGCCGCCCGCCTTTGACTTTGGATTGATCTGGCGTACCTCTGCGGGCGACGTGTGTTCTTCGCGCCACAACCGCCTAGCGTGGTCCCGTGTGCATCCTGTTTCTTTGATTGCGGCAGTTGTCGCCGCATCGATGTTGCTGCCGTGTTCCCTGACTACTTCTCTTGTTGTCATCCTCGCCTCCTTGGTGTCTGTTGTTGTCTACGATATATTGACGATAAGCATCGGCACTGGCTCACCGCCGCACAGCTCGCGCACCTTCTTTGTCGCCTCTTCAAAGTCGTGCGAGTTTGGCAGTGACGCGGGATCGTCCGTATCATCTGACTCTGCAAGGGCAATGCCGATATGCATTCCCTGTCCACCCCAGTGGTCGCCAAAAGACCTAATGCCATTATCGTCTAACTCGTCTATTTTCTCTTCATGCTCTTCAGTGCGCTTCACGCACACCGCAACCACTGCCATGTAATCCATGCTCATATGATGTGCTCCCTTGTTGTCTACGTTGTAGCTGAATCAGCCCTTGCTGTCAATTGCTAGGCGTTGCTGCTGCCTGTGCGGGGTGATCTGGGAACGGCATCCAGTGTGTTGTTTGATCAACCTCGTATGCGGTATCGTCTCCTTGGCTGTCATCCCAACACTGATAGCGCGAGCACCAGACAAGGTGCCTAATATCACGCCATGATGGCACGTACACAAGACAGTTGATATCTGACTCTGGCAGACGGTCCTCTACGCTTATCCACATCGCCATCACTCACCACCTTCCGTCATCCTACCAGCATCCCAAGCCATAGCATTAAGCACCCCGCTGCAATCCTCAACCAAGCTCTGCACAATCACCATTCGGCCCTGCCATTCGACGTGCCACTTCAATTGGTTATCCCTCGGCTTTAGGCCCGCCCTCTTAATCTCAACCAACTGATCGACGCCATAAGCGCCTATTAGCAAATCAGGGCAACCATTACCGACGCCAGCCAGCTCGCACACCGTTGCACCCAGCGCAATGTACTCTGCAACGATGCCGGATTGGTTGCCGTCCCGTTTGCTTTTGTCGTATCTGTGGCTCATTGGTTGCCCTCGTCTATGATTCCCTCTTTGTGCGCTCTGGCAACCCAATACGCCTGCTGTGTACATGCCGCGTTTGCCTCAGATACGCGGACATGCCACGTCTCTTGCGGATAGTCTGAAATAATGTTAGCCATTGACTGTTCGCCCATTAGCCACGATATAGCCTCTTGGTACTTCATCACTCACCACCCTTCTTTTTGTCCCTAAGATACCGCTTCATGGCACTCTGAGTGAGTTTGCGCGTTACGTCCTTTATCTCTGAAAGTGCCTCGTTTGCATCATCGCTGCACTCTTGGCATATATCCTTCGCGCCCTTGGTTGCGAAAGAGGCCGATAGGGCGCGGAGCTCATACTCCGCGTCAACCCGTTTGCCGCATAGGTCACACCTTAGTTCCGCCATCACTCACC